ACGTAAACAGGCGATTTTGAGTACATGGAGGATGTATGGCGAATGATTTTTACATACCAGACGATGAACAAAGTTATCTGCAAGCGCAGATCGAGCAAGAGCAACAAGAGTATGAATTATTTATTCACGAGCAAAAGAAGTTAAAGGAGCAACACCATGAAACAGATAGCGCAAGCACTATGCAAAGCACAGCAACAGTTCGCACCAGCATTAAAGACAGCGACCAACCCCCATTTTAAAAACAAGTATGTAGGCTTAGATGGATGTGTGGAGGCTGTAATTGACGCGCTGAATAGTAACGGCATTTACTTAATGCAACGCTCACACGATTGCGAGAATGGCGTAAAGATTGAAACCATTTTACTGCATGAATCAGGTGAAGAATATAGCGGTGGAGTACTTCATGTGCCAGCGTCTAAAAATGACCCGCAAGGCTACGGTAGCGCATTAACTTACGCTCGTAGATATAGCCTTATGGCAACGTGCGGAATCGCGCCAGAGGATGACGATGGAAACGCTGCAAGCAAGACCAAAACATCACCAGCACCCAACTTAAAGCCGCCATCATTGACAGACGCAGAGCTTGAATTGGCACTTGATACGATTGCGAATTGCACAGACTTAGACACCCTAAAAGCGGTTTATGGCGGTGCTTGGAAACGTGCAAACGATAAAGAAAAAGAAGTGCTACAAAATGAATACAACCATAAAAAACTATCACTAGAAAAGGCGGCATAGCATGAACATTTATACATTTACAGGCGGACTCGGCCGCGATTGTGAGCAACGCTTCACACCAAAAGGCGATGCTGTTACAAGTTTCAGCGTAGCAGTTAATAGCGGATACGGTGACAAGGCTGTGACGAGCTGGATTAACTGCAATTTGTGGGGCAAGCAAGCCGAATCACTAGCGCCATATCTGCTTAAAGGCACTAAGGTTGCTGTTAGCGGTGAGTTTACATTGCGCCCTTATACCACTAAAGATGGGCTAGAAAAGACTAGCGCAGATGTGCGCGTGAACAGTTTAACCCTGTTAGGCAGTAAAGATACCGCGCAAAAAGATAATGCGCCTAAAGATAAAACAAACCATCATGAGATGAGAGATTCAGTTAACTCAAATGACTTTGATGATTTAAATTCTGATGTGCCTTTTTGAGGCTAGGTAGCACCTAGCAAACTGGCAAAAGATACACGATAGGATAAGGCCAGCAAATATAAAACCTATCCATTTAATTGAGGATAAGAAAATGACCAGTTTATACAATTTAGTAGGTGAACGCCTAGCACTTCAAAACAAACTTGAGGAGCTAGACTTCGACGAACAGACCATCGCAGACACTTTAGAAGGTGACAGCGTAGCGATTCAGGCAAAGATTGAAGATTATGCATTTGTAATACGTAATATGGAAGCATTGCCTGAACAGATCAAAGCCGAAGAAAAACGCCTGGCAGATAGACGCAAAGCGATTGAATCTCGCGTACAGCGTGTAAAGGATTGGCTACTCGTAAATATGCAACAGGCTGGCATTATGAAGATTGAATCGCCAGTGTTCACGGTGTCATTACAGAATAACCCGCCTAGTGTGATTATTGATGACGAAAGCGCGATTGATGATGGCTTTAAACGCTTACCTGACCCATTGCCGCTAGTAGTAGATAAGAAGCTAATTAAAGCTGCTATTGATGCTGGTCAAGAGGTGATCGGTGCTCATATTGAAGTGAAGCAAAGGCTAGTGATTAAGTGATGTGTCGCACAAGCTATGAGTGTGATAACCATAGCAGTATCAGGCAATACTCTCCTCTCTTTTCCATTGCTGATGATACCGAGTGATTCACGTAAAGAATCAAAGAACACCGCGCGGTTAGTTAGATTACTGGTGAAAGCTGAAACGCCCACAAAAGTATCTAGCCTGTAATCATCTGGGTGCAAGCTGAATCTTGTGATGATTATGGAGTAGATATTTAAAAAAGGATTAATGATGAAATTAAGAATGATTATTGAGTTGGAATATAACGAACAAGTTATGCATGGCGATGATAAAGAATCATACGACTGGTTTATCTGTGAAGTATTAGCCGCAAGCCCTAGTGATATACCAAATATGCTATCTCTACATTCAAACCTGATTGGTGATTTTGTCGGTGATGTAGAGCTTATATCGTTATTGCCAAACAGTGAATCCGTAGGAACGCAGCATGAGCCCATAAAAACTAATGACCAAGATTGATTTTAATTAGTTTAGCGCAATTAATTAGCACTTATACGAGAGGAAATGAAGTGAGAATAGTTTGTTGGTTTAGTTGTGGTGTTGCCAGTGCTGTAGCAACTAAATTAGCTATTGCTAAATACGGCAAAGAAAACATTGTGATTGCACGTTGCATAGTCCGTGAAGAACATCCAGACAATGAAAGATTCGCTAATGAATGTTCTGAATGGTTTGGCTTGCCAATCACTAACTTAATTAATGAAAAATATGATGGGTCTATTTATGAAGTTTTTGCAAAGCGCAACTACATATCAGGAATTGATGGCGCACCTTGTACTTTGCACTTAAAAAAGGATTTAAGGATTAAGTTCCAACTACCTACTGACAGACACATATTTGGATACTGTGCAGAAGAACAGGTCAGATGGGATTCTTTTATAGATGCAAACAATATTGATGCAGTTGCGCCATTGATTGATAGAGGATTAGAACACTCTGATTGTTTAGCCATGATTCAAGACGCTGGCATTGAAATACCTGCAATGTATAAGCTAGGTTATCAGCACAATAATTGTATCGGTTGCTGTAAAGCTACTGGTCAAGGTTACTGGAATAAAATCCGCGATGACTTCCCGTTGCAGTTTCATCGCATGGCGTTAGAGGCAAGACGATTAGATGTGAAGATTATCCGCATTGATGGTGAACGAAGATATTTAGATGAATTAGAGCCTGGCACTGGTGATTATCAAAGTGAGCCAGAAATACAGTGTGGAATATTTTGTGAAATGGCAAAGAAGGAAATTGAAACCGATGCTACGGCATAGTGTTTGCCAAGCCCCACACCCGAATAACCCAGATGGTTTTTAAAGATAGGAAATAGGAATGAGTAACGTAACCGTACAGGAAGCATTAAATGAAGCAATAGAAATGATAACTATTCTTTGCAATGGAAGTTTAGACCCTACTGGTGGAGCATATAAAGTTGTAAATAAATGCAAAGCCTTACTATCCGAGATAGAGAAGTGTGAGCCAGTGGCAGAAGCCATACGTGAACGCGATAGATTAGGATTTGCTGTTGTAAATGTAATTGGCAAGCTAGATGAAATTATAGATACCACTCAAGAGGTTGAAATTGATGATTTTCTACATATAGCAATTTCTATTGATATGTGGAATGAGCTGGAAGCCGCGCTCGAAGATATGCCAAAACGTGCAGAACTTTACACATCACCGCAGCCTATTGAGAAGTGTGAGCCAGTGGGTGAATTGATATTAGACCCAGTATTCCTGCCAGCGTTGAAAGCTCCATTAGTTAATTGGAAAATCAATCTAGTAGATTTAGAAGTTGGCACTAAATTTTACACATCACCGCAGCCTCGTGAGTTATATGCTGGTGACTGCGTAGCGTATTTATACAAAGATAACAATGGTGGATTAAAGATTTGTAATGAAAGTCCACCACCAGATAAATCATTCCCTGTATTCATAACAAATCTATCATTCTTGGATGTAGCCAGAACAGTTTTAGAGGATTGTTCCGATTTAATTATCAAGCAGGGAAGCGTCAATTTATGGAAAGAATTGAGCGCTAAAATAAATAGAGATTACAAGCAGCTAAACACGAAAGGTTAATTATGAGCTTTGATGAAATTCCAGAAAATAAGCACAACTCAGCCCCATGCCCTAATTGTGCGAATGGTAATGCGATTGAAGATAAACAAGGGAATTGGAGTTGCGATACTTGCGACTGGTGTTTTGTAAAAGGTGATAGAGATAATACAGAGGATAACCAATGACTAGATTAATCGACGCAGATGCTTTGATGGAAGCAATGAAAAAAGAATATAAACGTGTTTACTGTCCTTGGCATTTTGAAACATATAAGGATATTGTGAATTCAATCACCAACGCCCCCACAGTTGAGCGTGAAGGATGGGTAAGTGTGCCGATAGAGCCTAGTCAATTTGATAATGTTACTGTTGATTTATCTAATTACACACCAAATGGCAAATTTACAGCAACAGCTAAACCAGCCGCACAAACAGATACGGAGTAATGAAGATGATTACTGTAAATGCTGACGGTTTAATTGTTGCAGTGCTTATTTTTGGCTGCATGTGCGCGATTGCTGGTTATGTAATTGGTTGCATGAATACCGTTGAAAAGTATGAAAAGGATTAACACATGAGCGAACAAAGCAGAGTTAAGTTTGAAAGAGTTATTTGCAAGAACAACTCACGAAACATTAAGAAGAATGAAAACGGCGAGTATGAATTATCACCAATCGCTTATGCGTATTCTGGTTGGCAAGCCGCCACCGCAGAAGCCGAAAAACGTATTGATGCGCTTGAGGGTGAGGTTGCCAATCTACGCTTAAACATCAAAGCGCAGGAACAGTTAGGTTACGAACTCCAAGCCAGCAACAATGATTTGCGTGAGGCTTTGGAAGAACTTGTTGAATGGATTGAACTTGGGGAGAGCGAATCAGGATTTTTAGATAAATCCCGTAAAGCACTATCCACCGCACCAGCCGAATCACTGCAAGCGCATGATTATGAAGTATTGGAACGTGCGGCGACTGAACTAGAAAAAGAAGAAGAATATGGGTACTACTATGCTTGTATAGTCCGCGCACTTAAAGTAGAGGTGAAATGATGGAACTAATACCAGCTAAAGAAGTGAGTAAAATTTTAGGCTTGAAGCCACGCTATGTTGCTGACAAGCTTATTCATAAATCAGGCTTTCCTACTGCTTACAGGATATTAGGCGGCATGAGGCAATGGGATAAAGAAGAAATAATGGAATGGCTGAAAACGCAAAGGGAGGCAGCGTAATGCAGTTAGTAAAAAAAATAGATTTTGCTAAGATACTTAATATTAGCCCTGCTTACGTAACTAAATTAATTAAAAATAATAGATTGGTTATTGTAAATGAATTGATTGATCTTGAAAAATCAAAACAGAAAATTATTGAAACAAAGAAAAAAAGAGAATATATAGTTTCAGATAGTCAAAAACTAAAAATTAGTGAAACAATGAAAAAGAGATATTCTGATGGAGTTCATCAAATTAATAATGAAAATCTATTGAATGCTGGAAAACTAAGGTCTAATAAACTTAAAGGAACTATGGTATTAAAAGGGAAAGGCGCAAGAGATGAAAATAATATTCATGCTAAATGTTGGGTATTGAAAACGCCATCACAGAAGATAATAAAAACTATAAATCTTAATAAATTTGTACGCGATAACAGTAATCTTTTTGATGAAAAAGATGTAATTTGGAATAAATCTTCATGTAATGCTGTTAAAGGATTAAGAAGTTTGTTCTATATGAAAAAAGACGGATCAAGTGCATCAGTTAATTCATGGAAAGGCTGGATGATTGGGGATAAGTTTAATCCAACATAGGCGCAATATCACTCGCATCAGGGTTATAGTACACCATCAATGATTTAGGGTTACGATGACCCATTATCTTAGCCAGGGTAATGTTATCCACCTTCTTAGCCATCCACGTACAGGCATTGTGTCGCGTATCATGAAACACGAAGCCTGATAGCTGTGAGGCTTTACGCGCTGACCTGAATAAGAAATCGCGCTGTGAATCGGTAATTGTAAAGCACTTGCCTTTAGTCGTTAATTGCTTGAATAGATCCACAGATTTAAGCGTCAATGGCACATCACGACTATCACCGTTTTTTGTCTTATCAAGATGCACCTTGCGCCCTGCTAAATCTACCTGATTCCATTCAAGTGAAACTAGCTCACCTGAACGCATACCAGTCTGTTCTGCAATAAACATACACAGTGCCACTTGCTGGTCGTCTGTAACGCATTTTTCATTCGCGTCATATCCTAACGTATCAGCCATGATATTAAACTCGTCTAACGTGATTAAACGCTTGCGGTGTGGGTTATCCGGTGGCCTCTTTACGTCTGCCATTGGATTTTTATCCAGCCATTGCCACTCTTTACGCGCTATCTCAAACACGGCATTCAGTAGTACCATTTCGCGCCTGATGGTAGAGCCTTGCAACTTTGAGCTATCGCGCCACTTGGCTATGTCTGCTGGCGTTATGGTTGCGATAGGCTTGCTGGAAAAATCCATTTCCCGTGAAAACTTCTTTAAACGTATTTCTTCCCAGCGGTTTTTACAGGATTTCGTATATTCCTCTAACGCTTCACTGAATAAATGCTTGTCAGGCTCAAGCTTTCCAGCTTCCATAGCATACGCCCATTCAACCGCCCTCGCCTTGAGTTTGAATGTTTTAGTCTTACGCTTTGAAAGCCCGTTCACTTTTACATAAACTTGCGCTTCCCAGCTATTGCATACTTTACGAAAACTTGCCATAAATCCCGTGAATCTTCCCGTGAAGTTTTTGGCAATTATAGGTTAAAAGGTGTTTTAAGGTGGTTTAAATTTTAAACAATGTGCTAAGTCATTGATGTATAAAGGTGGGTGTTTTGACAGAAAAGAGTAAAAAACGCTCGTATTATCTTTTGGGCACCAAATAGCAAGTATTCATGCGGTATTCAGAGTTATTCCCGTGTATTTCCCGTTATGTCTATAAAACAGCATTTTATATACACATAATTCTAACGTGTCTATATTTTGCTATTTTATATACACATCACTCGCATTCTACCATTTGACAAACTATATCAGCCCATTGTCTACATAAATTAAAATCAGATGTTGTTAAGGCTGTACCGTATTTGAGCGTGTCATACTGTCTAGCAAGGGTTGAGTAACGCTCTCGCCATACTTCGGGATTTGTTTCGGTATCGCTGGGAGCTTCGGGCACTCTAAAGCTATCGGCTGAGATTTGGTCGCGCAACTTGTTACGCAGATTGCCAATAGTAACGCTGTCAAGTTTCTGCTTTTTAAGATATTCATTCTTAATCGCTTTCAAATTATTATCGTAGATAATCGTTGCATCATTCAATGCTGTTTCAGCTTGCTTGCGTAATATCTCATTCTTAACCTTCGCCATATCTGCTTGATACTGGATATTGCGCTTATACTCTGTGTACTCCTGCTCGATATCATCTATCTGTAATTTTTGCCAGAAACCATACAGGCATAATAAAACGATGATGACTTGAAGCGGATAGCGCACAGCTAAGTTTATGATGTATCCTGTAACGTTACACAGCACAGTCCACGCTTTGAGTAGGAATAGCATATTATTCTTTCAACATATCGGAATTGATTGTTAGCCGTGAAACTTCGCCAAAGCGTCTATCATAGGTAATCACCTTTGCATCACGCCCTGATAGATAACCGCCACGCGCACCATACGCATCATTAGCCGCCAGCGTTCTGTGCTGCTCTACAATCATGAGATTGTTTTCTTTTACGTCAATGTGGTGAAGGTGGCCTAAGTGAGCGTAAGCGTATTTTGTACGCCCGTACATTTCACGGAACTGTGAAGCGAAAACAGTAGAAACATTGCCAACATTGCGCTTATGACCATGATGGAAAAACAACGCTGTATTGCCGAACTCATAAGCGTTATATGGATTTGGGCTTTTATCTACTGTGATGCGTGGCTCATTCTCGTACAGTACGCTGAACCATTCTCGCAACCATATCTGTGATACAGGGTCGTGATTAGCGTCTGCCATGATGATATGAATGGTTTGATGCTTTGCCAGTAGCATATCAATTACAATGCGTAATACACGAATGGCTGAACGGACTAGCTTTGAAAATCTGCTGTCAACGTCTAGTAAGTGCTTAGAGGCTGGTGTGACTGCATCCATACCATCAAAGTGCAAGAAGTCAGAAAGCTGTGCAAATACCGCATGATTTGAATCAGGGGATTGTGAGATTGCTTGTTTAAACCATTTAACAATCAAGTCTTCTGCGATTTTAATATCCCAGTTTTCTCCGCTTTCCTCATCCCATGCAAGCATTCCCATGTGATAATCAGTGATAACGTAACAATTACATAGATTGTCATTGCCTAATGGAGGTGCGCTCATTAATGAAAGTCTTGGTATTTCTTCTTTCATTGCCTCGATAGCCTCAAGCATTGCTTGTTGGTTTCTGCTATCGTCTAAGCGAGTTTTAACCCACTGAATTTTTGCCACGCCATCTTTATATAGTGTTGATGTACCACGCACCACGAAAGGGTCTGGCACTACCACTCGCATATCACTATCAGGTGCATAACCTTGTATAGCTGCCTTGCGCTTAACCTTCTTTAATCCATCCTGTACAGTTTGCCTGGGAATGTTTAGAGAGATTGCAGCTTGTCTGATACTCCCTGTACTGTTTACTGCGTCTATGTATTCTTTCTGTCTATCTGTTGCAAAATCTTTTAATACTTCGTCAACGATATTAGTCATGAGATTATTTAACGCCTTCGTGTTCTAATGAGTAATGGTTGCCGTCATTGAAACGACCACCCCATGAACCGCCTTTAGCTTCCCACCATTCACCCAATGGCTGATGGTCTGTTGTCTTGTCCAGAAACTTGCCATCTTTGAACAGGTTTAGATCAATGGCTAATCTGATTTTGTGTGCGCTTTTTGGGTGTCCGTACCCTTTCTTTTCACCCATTGCGCCATGTACACGAGGGTCACGGTAAGCGTCTGCAAGTGTTACCTCATAGCCTAACTCGTAAGCCTTAAGTATTAACTCGCCAACCATCAACGCGAATTTTGATTGCTTATGTCTTAATGTCATCATCTGTCTACACTCCTACGTTTGGGATTTGAACAGTAAGCAGTTGCCAAATTAGCTACCAAATAAACCAGTATGCCGACCTCGATAAAGATTGAATCGCGCCCTACATATTCGACCAGTGCGCCTACCGCAATGAAGCCAATAGCAATCTTTTTAAGTATGTTGTCTGTGTGTATCTTCGGGCTTAGTTCTACCGCGATACACGCGCCAAATAGTGCCAGATAGAGCATTTTAGTTACCTGTCCATTTCTTGCGTAAGCCTTCAATAGCTAAAGGTAATTGAGCAAAAATGTTAGTGATAGTACCCATGCCTAAAGTAGCAACCGTGAGCTTAATTGCATCAGCAACAAAACTATGAGGGTCAATATGGCTATACTCAATTGCTGCACCGCCTAAATAGTGAGCAAGTGATATGCCTGTAACAAACACAAAATATACTTCCCAAGTTTTCATAGATGCTGTTTTTTCTTTACTGACATACAAAGATAGTAAAGAGCCTATAACGGCTGGAATGGTAGATATTAACCATCCCTTTATTGCTAGTAATGCTTCCACGTTTGCCCCTTTTTTATGGTGTTATAGACGTAAAAAAACCCCAATTAAGGGGTTGTGTTGTGCGCGGTCATGCGCTTATTTCAGATTATCTAGCTCGTCACGTTTTAACCACGGCATAGCGTCAACGAATAATGCAGGCCGGCTGATTGCGAACCATACCAAGCGAACATGATTAATACGATTGCTAGTGTCCATCGGTAAACGCTTGGCTTTGAATATGCTGATAATGATGAACAGGCTTAATGCTGCCAGAGTGAAAGTAGCGAACACGCCAATGAGAAAGAATAAATTAATCAATGTGATTTCCTGACATATCAAACGGATTGAGAATTGTATTTGCAAACCAGCAAGCCAAAGACTTGCGCCAGCCGCTACTTCTTGCATGGCGTTTCAGGCGTTCAGTCACCAGCCATTCACGCGGTAATTCTGCAAATAGCAAGGTGAACACGATTAGATTATTGATGAAGTCAAGCACGATGCTTACCGCTACAAATGGCAAGCAAAGCACCCACAACAGACCGTTTAATTTCTTTTCAGCGTGCGCCCTAATCATTGCCATACTTGCCACGTACATAATAAAAAACAGATACAAGTCTGCTAACAGAATGTAGAGCCAAATCATGATGGATATACAGGCATTAATGCCACTGCTTCCGCGCCTGATAGCATAGGTTTAAGCCCTTTTAAAACATCAGCCTTGTAAGCATCAGCTTCCACCCATACAGAAGATTCCCATGTTGCAAATACTTGTGCCAATGGTTGAAATGGATTTAAAAATCCTGCGTACAGCATGAGTGCATTACCACCGCTAAAGCCGAATGATTTTGCCTTATCATCAATGGCTGATTGAAGTGCTAAACGTACATTTTCAGCTAGTTTCTCAATAGGCGCTGGTTTAATTGTAATCAAGCTCATGCTATCACCTCGAAAGTGTTTGAAACATTACCTACGCCATCGGTTAGTACAGCCTCGTCAATATCCCACTGGTTGCGCTGCGAACGGTCTGGCAAATCTACCGTATCAATAATCTTGTAAGGCTTGCCGCTTGGTACATCTTTCTGAGCAATCGCCTCAATGCCGTACAGTGCTAAAGCCTCTGGTGTAGGGTAAATAACAGAAAGTCCGTTATCATTTTTATATATAATTACTTGCATATTGTGTCCTATCTAAAAACTGCACATGTAATTTGAGCTTGGTCTGTAACTACATCAGCCCTTGTCCTGATTAAAATTCTAAATAGTGAAGAAGTTTGGCCGTCAGTAATATTGACAATATTACCTTGCGTATCAGCAGCACCACGCCCTGCTGTGACGACTGCTGAATAATTAGCGTCAGCCATTGCTGTAAGATTAATTGAATAGTCGCCAGTGCCGTTGTCTGTGATGCTCGACACATTTCCACTAGCACGAATAGCAACTGTACCTGTTCCGTTAAAGTTTACCCATGCTCGGCATTTAAACTCTGGGTACAGTGTAGAGCCGCCATCAATAGTTGATTTTCTTGCAGCAAGTGTTTCTTCTGAAATAATCGTTCCATCAATGGTAGTTTCTACTTTTCCTGTACCAGCATCAGTTACAGTTACATTAGTATTTAATTGTGAGATTGTGTTTGATGCAGTTGCAGTTAAAGATGTGCCTGCCTTCCTATCATAAGAAACGCATCTAACTACCCCAGCCGCATCACCTCTAAATACTGCTGTATCACCTGCAACTGTTGTGATATTTGCAGCAGTAGGCAATAACAGACTTGCGCCATTTGTCAGCGTCAATGCGCCATCAAATACGACTGTACGCTCTGCACCTTGCGCCAGTGTAATGGCTGTGATTGTCGTTGTACCTGTGATGTGTACATAGTTGCCTGTGGCAGTTGTAAGATTGACTGTGCCAGCACTGGCAATGTCTGCACCTTGTGCTTCGTTTAGTGCGCCAGTGAGTGTGCCGCCAGCAAGTGCAAGTAGACCTAAGTTTGCAGAGCCTAGAGATCCTATTGTTATCCATGCGTTATTGGCTGAGTTACGCTGCTTTAATACACCAGCAGAAGTATCAGCCCACCATTGATAAGCATAAGTCGTTGTCGGCTCTGTTGCACCTGAATTATTTGAAACAATAGCTGCAAGTTGCGCGTTAATATCAACTAAAAAACTTGCTCCATCTTGGTCTGCTATCGTGTAGTCAGATTGTGACATTTAGTACCCTTTCGCGTGATAATCGAATGTTTTTGATAAGTTAGTGCCAGCACTGTTTTTAAATACAATAGTGAAGCCTGTAACGGTTTTGCTTGTGATTTCGTAGTAATCGCCTGTTGCCATGTTCTGCGCTGTAATAGCGAGTGATGGTGCTGCTATAAATGGTGTTGTATAGGTGACTGCGTATGGTGATGTGCCGCTTGCTATATCCTCACCGAAGTCGTCACGATCAGGCATATCCACTGTTACAGATAAGGTCTTGACAATCACGTTGTGGTTAATATCGCCAGAGAATAATATGACCTTGAACTGATAGGCTCTTGCTGTCCAATCACCAACAAAGAATTGCTGCCATGCTGACCATACAGGTGAACCTAGCGGGTCATCATTGGTAGTGCGGATATAAACAGTAACGCCTACATCTGAAAGATTGCCACCGCTGACTAATCCCCATGTGCTAATCAAGCCTCTAAAACTAATTAGGTCGTTAGCATCAAAAGATAACACTTCAATGTTGACGCTAAGTCTTGATGTCTGAACCGTTCCCAAATCTACTGAACCATCAAACAAATACTCACCTGTTGCAACAATGCCGCCAATAGAGGATAGATTCCCAATGGTGCTAAGTAATGCCCACTCTGAAACCAAGCTTGAAGGTGTTAATTTAATGCCGCCACGTTCTGCATCATAAGCAACGTCTGTCTTAGCACCGTTAAATGCTGGTGATTCTGTAACCGTTTCAACTACGTTTAATGTCAGAAGGCTTGCAACATTGCTTGATACTGCTACCGCCAATTCAGATAGATTGCCTGTTGAATCTACCCACTTGGCAAGATATGAACCTGTCATTAGAGGCAACACAGTATTAGTCGCATTGCCAGGTATTTGCTGACCGATGTCTATTGATGAATCCCATGTAGGTGTAACTAATTCAGGCGTGAACCTGATGCGTAGATGACCACCTACCAATACATCTAAGTCAGTAGATTGCGACCATGTCAGATGAGCATAGCCGCTCAATGCAACCATATTGAAATCAGTCACATCATTAGGTGGCGTTGTCTTGCCATAAATGGTTTCAGTAGTCGTTGATGCCTGTGATCGTCTACCTAGTGCATTGACCGCAAATACACTGAATGTATATACGCCTTCCTGAATTGGTGCGATTTCGTATGTGTTGGTATTGATGCCATTTACAATTACTGGGTTTTCATCTGCAAGCCTATATTCAAGTCTGTACGTGTTAGCACCTACTGAACTATTCCAGCTAACAATGGCTTTGGTTGCTACCACTGATAGACCGCTTAGATAAAGCGTTTCAGTTACGGTTAAGTTATCAACCTGTTGCGGCTGTGCTGCACTGGTTAAGCTTGTCTGCAATGGCTCAAGTATCAAATCTTGCTCGACTGCATCATATTTGCGTGAATCATAAGCAAGTGCTGTAATCTGAATCTGTGACTTTTCAACCTCTGTCATTGAAACTACGCGCCATGATTCAGGTATCAAATCATTAGCCGCCAATACCCAGATAGCATAATCCAATGGTGTATCGGAATAAGCACTTGAAACTGTGAGAGTAGATGAAGAACCTACGCCATTAGTCACGGCTTTAGTCTCTATCGTGCCATCTGGCAGAATCACACTTAATTCGTAAGTCTTGCCAGTTTCAATCGTCACCGCGCTATCAATCACGATGCTGGTAGTGGTTGAACCTGTTAATGTCCTGCCGCCAAAACGCTTGCCTGAACGGATAGGGTCTTGCGTTTTAATAACTGAACCAACACCACAAAACACAGTATCAAGCCCAGCAGTAAAGCTGATTGTTTCAGTCTCGTTAATCTCTGAATAAATCAGCCATTTACCCACTCTGTTAGCCTGACCGCGAGAGGTGCAACCGATTGCCGCTATTTCTGTTTGTACAATGCCGTAGCGTGTTATAGCTTCATCGTCTGCTACATATTCGACCTTTGAACGGTAGCCATCCTGTGGGTCATTCCATGATACTAGAACAACTGTATGACGAACCTTGCCGCTTGAGCCTGAATAGTTAAACTGTCCACCTACAATATTAGCCTGTGTGAATAGTTGAACCGCGTCACTTGGTGCGTCTTGCGATACAGTGATTTCGCCTGCTGACCAGTAAGCAATGCCACGGAATATTGATGCCATGTTAGCAACTACGCGATAAGCTTCTTCGCGTGTCTGTATGTACATATTGCAAGTAAAGCGAGGCTCAATACCACCAAATCCATCAGGCACGAACTCGTCACAGTATTGTGCAATGGTATAGAGTGACCATTTGTCTACCTGTGTAGCGTCTATCTTGTCGCCTAGACCGTAGCGGCTATTGGTTACAATGTCGTAAAATATCCATGCAGGGTTATCTGTCCACGCTGTGGTAAATGTGCCATCCCATGTGCCAGTATAAACACGGCTTAACGGGTCATAGTTGCTAGGGATTTGTACCTTGATACCGTAAATCTCATAGCCGCGCACTGGAATATTGCTAAAGTTTTTAGAATCAATCTTGAAGCCAAAATAAGCCGTGTTCGGGTATCTTAGTTTTGCATCTACTATCTCGGTGTAGCTATCCCAGAATGTTTTATTCTGCAATGTAGTTACAGCAGAATCAGCCGTAATACGTCTAACGCGAATATCCCATTCACCGCCTACTGGCAATTCAATACGGTATGCACGTTGATAGCGTGATGTACACTTGCCACTGATAACATCGGTGTAAGCAGGAACGAATGCCTCTGCATAAGTTATAGATACTGTGCCACCGTAAGTTATGCCTGATAATGTTTGCGTTCCAAAAAAACCTGTTGTTTTAATTGTTCCTGTAGTTTTGTTACATCTAAACTCGTAATTACCGCTTGCTAATTCAACAGTAAATGTTTTTGATAATGTGCTTGTTGATGTTTGTAATGATCCCCCAACAAAGCTAAGTGGAGTTTCTGCTATTGTCGTATTTCCAAAAAAAGTATAAGTAGTATAGGTTAGCCATGTGCCACTACCTACCAAACGATATTGCAATTCAAAAGTTAATGTTTGTGATGATAGCGTTTCGCCTGGATTCCATAACACAAATATATTAAATTTTGTAGATACAACCGTATTACTATAAACACCGCTTGCAACAGAAAATATAGAACTTGAATAAATGTTTCTAAGTGTCTGTGGCACAAAGCCGCCACCGTTATTCTGTACATCAATGGCTATTTCAACACTTGTACCGTTCAAATCACCTGTGGTTATATCGCGCACGTTCAATGATGGGAAGCCCAGCGTGACGCGCACAGCAGTAGCGTCTGTATTGGTGATGGTACGTGTCACTGATGCGGCAGCAGTAACCTCTGTGCCTACACCATTTTCAGATTCAGCACCATCAAATCCAGCCATGTAAGACTGTGATTGTGTGCCTGTTTTCTGCTGGATGATAACGTTACTAAAGTTAAACGTGCCATCAGGGTTTTGTAATGGCGTATCATCTAGGAATACAGATTTGAAGCCATCAACCAAGCCCTCGATCTCGCCTTCGCTGACAGCATCTAAGCCTTTTGCATACTGGATAGAGCGTAAGGTATCTGGAGCTTCAACAGGCGCACGACCACCACCGCCATCGTCTTTACCACCGCCACCAGAGCCAATGATACGTTTATTCATAGGTTTGCCGTTTCTGTGCCAGCACTGATTAATTGAGAACCAACACGCAAGCGACCATAAGCTAATGCAATAGCGTTACCCTGCCCTGACGTATTCACAGCACCATTGAAGTTATAGGATGGCTTGTTATCTGCACGCTCACTTTCGCCACTTTTTGCACTAGGTGGACTAAACAATAATTGAGACACGCCACCAAGTAATAGAGAGAAGCCAACACTAGACGCGATTGCGCTTGCACTAAAGCTGAATGAACTGAATGCGCTGATAAACTGTGTGCCAGGCAGATAGAACGAAGCCGCGATTAATGCCGCACCAAGTACGATCTTGCCAAGACCGCCAGAGCCTTGAATTACTGGAATAATCTTGATACTGCGTGATGTAGGCAAATGAATATCGTCTGCTCTATCCTCTTTGCCAGCGAGTATGCGATAACCGCCACCATCAATTACGCGCTGTTTAAAGTCTTTGTAATTGGCACTAAAAGCACGTATCGCTTCGGCTGGGGACTTCACTGCTAATTCATGACGCTTGCCATAGGCTTTAGCCAGATGACCGTATAAATAGACAACTAACATTGTTTATCCTTAAATCTGCTTTTATGTCTTAAGCATTTGTCAGTAGCCTTTACCCAATAGCCGCCGAGTACCTCTTTGCAGCTTAAGCGAGCCATAACGTGATGCAGAATGATGTTGTTACCGAGATAAACCGCGCAATGATTCAGCACTGGACTAGCTAATTTCATTAATAGAATGTCGCCATACTCCAACTCTTTAAAATCAATCTGCACCATTCCTGCATCGGTATAGTTAGCCGTGTATAAATCATCACCTTTTAGCCACCATTTATCTTGACGATAGTAGTTAGCCATCTCGATATTAAGCTCATGCTTGTAGAAATCACGCCATATCGAATAGCAATCATTCACGCCATGCACAAACTCACGCCCTACATAGGGCTGAACGTATCCACTAGGCTCTGTAAGCGTAAATTGTTCGGTGTTAGGGTTGACGATAACCCACGGCAAATTGGTCTGCTCTATGCCTACTAAATCGGCTTGTGATGGGTTAGGGTTTGTTATTGGATGCGAATGTACAACTGCGATAATCTCGCCTGATTCTTCCGCGCTTGCGTAGTCCTCTGGATGTATCTCGAACTCGCTATTGGTCATTGATATATTGCGGCATGGTACGTATAACTTTTTGCGTTTCTTTAAAACGACTAAGCCGCAAATTTCGCGGCTCGGTGATGTTTTAGCGTGTGCTAGTATTTCAGCTTTCAGGTCGTCTATCATCGTAAGCGCCCACAACTAGGAAATGCACCTATTGGCAATTCACCATTCGCGCCAAAGCGCAAACGGCAGCCTGTGAGCGATTTACTGCAAGCGTCATCTGCCAGTACAGTAGTCGGCACATTGAGCCTTGTAGCTACTGCACCGCCAGCATAGCCGCATTCTGTTGAGCGATATGCAACTGTACATACGTTAGCAATAAACTGTCTGCGCGGCAGAAATACGCCTGTCATATCGCTTGCGCTTGATAGTTCCCACTCAATAAATATATTGTTTTCGCTGACCTTGCGATCAAAATACCAAACCTCAATCGGTAACTGTGCATTAGGGTCTGCCAATGGATTAACACCGCCTGTGAAATTGACAGCATCAATATATTTTAGAAATGTGCGCCTACGGATAAACTTCACGCCCACTAAGTCCTGATTCTCACGCGATAACGCACCGATTAAGCCTGTGATATTGGCTACTCTTACTGTGGGTCTTGGTTGCGTTCCTGCACCGCTCTTTTCAAAGCCATCTGCCTCAATCGGAAAGCGTGTGTAAGTAATGCCATCAAAGATAACGTCACTACCTAGACCGTTTACGCCATTGTGAAAGTAGTATTGTTCTGCTACGCCAATCGGATTTAAGTCAATCTCGAAAAACTCGACTAGATTAGATAGCGCAAGGCTTTGAATGTCTGACTGTATCATTCGCCAAACACTTCCATGAATTGAACAGTTAGAGAATCATATCCATCATTAACTGACGTATTCCACTCTTCACAAATCCATGAGCCGCTTGCACCTCTAGGCGGCTGCCAGATAAATGACGTTACACCGCCCTCTGTGTTTAAGAATGTGAGTATTGTTTCAATGTCTGCCTGTGTCTTGCTGAATGATAGCGCCCATGAGCGAGGCTTATTATTGATGCCATCGCCTACACGTTGCGCGTAACCATCACCGAACTGTGCCTTTAATACTCGTGCGCGTGTGGTCTCGGTAGCGCCATAAACAGGAATGTAGCTAAATGTACTCATGCTAATAAACCGCCCTGTCTTTTCTGTTTAAGTAATTCAGCTTGAACCGTTGCCTTGATTGCGTTACCTAGTTGTTTGCCGAAGCTTGCATCACTCTGTACACTGCTTGAACCATCAGAATTAACATTGACGTTTACTGATACATTGCCGCCGCCTTGTGAGTAATTGCGGTTTTCTTCCTTAGTTAATACGCGCTCACCTTGATGGATATTTGCGACCATATCTTTAGGCACGTACTCTGTACCGTTTGCGAAGCCTGGCAATAGTGATTTGAACCAACCACCGATACCACCTGAGCTTTCCAATGAGCCACTAATACCTTCAACAAGTGGGTCAAATATAGATTTCTGCAAGGCTAATCGCGCCAAGTCTTTAAGCATTGAATTAACCATATCGCTAAATGATGACTTGCTGCCAAAGATAAAGTCGGTCATGGCTGCGGATGCGTTCTTAGCGTAACCATCAATGGCACGTTCTAAATCCTCGAAGCCTTTTTTACTGTCCTCGACTAATCGCTGCTCTTCGTCTAACTGCTCTTTGTAGATGCGCTGTGCTTCTTCAAAGTTTTCATTCGCGCGTTTCTGCTCAATATCCATGCGTCTTTCGGTGTACATGGCTATTTCATCATTCTTTTTCTGCTCGGATAATGCGATTTGCTCATTTACCCAGATAGCAACATTCAAGCGTTTAACCTCGGCTGCATTGGCTTCTTCTGCCGCTTTCCTGCGCTGCTCTAATAACTCTTTATTGCGTATCTGTGCTTGGCTACGGGCTTCATCTGCTATGCGTTTTGCTTCTTCCTGACGCTTGTGTAATTCATCAACATCAACCACGCCTAAGCCAGCACTAAAATCAGGGGCAACATTGCCACCATATGTAATAGCACCTGCGCCACCAATAGAATTAACATTTTTATTCTTTGGCTTTATTTCAGCACTGCCGCCAGTTGCAATACGTCTATTCTTATTGATAGTTGCCGCGAACTGTGCAATATCGGTAACAATGCCACCGCCAGGCACCAGCCTTGCAAAGAACTCTTTAATATCGCTAGATGCAAGATTTTTTCTTAACTCTGCTACCTTGTTAGCTAGTCCACTGATTGAACCTGTAACAATGTCAATTGTACCGCTGCTTTTTGTCCATTCTGCCACTGCTGCGCCTACTTCATTTTTTAGCACAGTCCATGAGCCAGAAAGTGTGTTTACTTCTTTTGCTTGAACCTTTAGCTTATCTAATAGCTTTTGGTCACTAAATGCTTTATTCAGCACTTCACTGGTGATTTTGCCTTGACTAGCTAACTCGCGTAATGCGCCTACATTTACACCAATAGAATCAGCCAATGCCCTCATTAAAGCTGGTGCGCTTTCGTTTACTGCATTAAATTCTTCACCGCGCAATACACCGCTTGAGAATGCCTGTGATAATTGCAGAATCGCGCTTGATGATTCTTGAGCAGTTGCGCCTGATACTTTCAATGCAAGCCCTACGTTTTCAGTGATACGCGCTACTTCTGCCTGTGTTACACCTACCTCACGCAATGATGAGTTTAAACGCGCATATAGTGTCGCCACGCTTGATATATCGCTTTGTGTTGATCTTGCGATACGCTCAACATCAGACAGTGCCAGATTGAATTGCTCTTGTGTCTGTGTTGCTAGTTTTAACTGTGCTGTGTATTTAGTATAGTTGTCTGATATGCGTAAAATCTGTGCGGCAGTTACCGCAATAGTCGCCACTGGTAACGCTGCCCTCATTGCCACGAATGATGATGAAAGGCTTTGTGATGATGATTCTGCGCGTTTTCCAGCACTAGAAAGGTTATTTAAATCGCTTGTGGCCTTCTTTACCTTACTTGTATCTGCTTTAATTACTAAATTTGCTATGTCAGTCATGATAAATAAGCCCTATCTATTGCGCGAAGTGTTTGAATTTCCCAATTGCTGAGTGTCCTGCCTGTGATTTGTAGCCATGCCTGAATTTCTGTGCTACTGATGGGATTTGCACTAAAGCCAAACTGCCGCCCCTGTGATAAGTCGCCATACAGTCTTAATATGTGCTTAACCTTGTTTGGCAGTTCTGGCTGCTCTAGCTGCTCTGGCTTGCGTTTGGTTGCCTTATAAACTGCTTCTAAGTGCTCTCTTAATGTGCAACCGTCTTTCTGTTTCTCGCTCAGTACGACCTCAGACTTAACCCACTCAACGAGACCGCTAGTTAAGCCTTCATAAAATTTGCTAAGTCGGTCATTGCACGTTGCACCTGACTAAGAATAATCGGGTACTCAGCATAAATACGTTCGGCTTCTTGTTTGCTGAAAGTTACAGGCTTTCCGTCCTCTTCCATGCCTTCCCAGCCTAGTGTGTATTTAGCTAAAAACTTAGCTGTTAAATTGTCATCAAACTTGCCGATCTTGATATCAAACTCTGCTTTTTGCTTATTGGTTGCATCGGCTGGAAGTTTGTTTTGCTCTTTAAAATCTTCAATTTCTGCGCGTAATATAAAAACCTCATCTTTATATACAGCGTTCATTGCGCCAACTACACGAATCTTTAAGTCTGTTTTCTTGCCTGTTGCAGGATTGACGATATCTACATCAATCCCATCTGTTGCCGCTTTAACGATGTTGATTTTGCTAATATCCATGTGTAACCTTAAAAGCCCCGAAGGGCTGTAAATTAAGCGACTGAGCTATCCTGTACCAAAAGCGTTGTTTTGCTTGCCCCTGTACCAGCGTCATTAAATAGTGCCTGGAATGGGATAGTCTGAATGATTGCCTTTTCGCCATCGTCTTTAGATGCGCCACCAAGTTTTACGCGCGGCATAGTGAATGCGATAAAGTCAGGATTAGGTGTGTTATCAGAAGTGAACACGAACATCAATGCGATCTCATCTTCATCTAGGAAAGCATCTCTAAAGTTGCCATTCTCAAAGAATGCTGACAGATTGCCGTTTATAACTACACGCCCCTCAAAGATGTCTGGCACAGTGTTTGAGCCTACAACTGGCTCTGTTGACATATTGCCAGCGTAGTTAATCGTTAAGCCTGTGATAAGCGTCTGACGTGAGCCTAATGCGTAACCTACGCCATTAACCGCAGCTAAGATGCCAGTGTTTGTGGTTGCTGTTGGAGTTGTGAAGTATTCAGTCACGCCTGTGGTTACATCTTTTCCCATCAGGTTAATGTTGATGGTGCTCATGCCAGTAGGCGGCAGACCGATTTCAATAGTGTTTACCTTGCAGCCTGTAAATAATTCTGACTGGTCAATGTCATTGTAAAAATGCTCAATACTGAAAGAATCGTCTGTGTGTCCAGTTTCAGGCGTATAAGAAATTTTTCCTACAACTGAAATGGTAACTGATGCCCCTGCGGCCTCTGCTGTCAGTGCTACGCCATCCAATGGAGTGAATGTAATAACCCCAGCCGTTACTGCTGTCACTAGCACATAATGGTTATTGTTGTTTGCTGTGGCAAATCCTGTCGCATTAATGACATTACCCACTACAAAGCCATCAGTTACAAATCCATTGCTTGAATCGGTGAATGTTGAGCCGACTACTGCATGAGTAATGCCTGCGCCTGTCGTAGCCCCTGCAACAAAGTCTTTACGCAATGCAGCCGCGATAAAGTCTGAATATGTTTTAGGTGATAATTCGCCATTGATAGAACCCATCACCGTACGCACACCATGACGATAATCAGCGATCTGGTAATCATCACGGATTTCGTTTGATTGGTACGGGTCTTTTGTAAGGTCTAAGTCTGAGGTAACTCTACGCAGTAACTGACCACTCGTAGCACCGGCTGCTGTTCCCCATGTGGTTTCCTTTTTGTATCGTACTTGTTTTGCTACACCTGTCGCTAATGCCATAATAATTTACCTTTCTTCGGGCGTAAAAAAAGCACCCGAAGGTGCGTTAAGTTTGTTACTTATTTAAAATATATCGGATTGATACCGTATTGAAACTGGTAGAACATACCAGCCGTTATCGTTAAATGATGGTAGTACGCTTGGGCTATTTAATATACGAACAGTCACGGTTGATGCTGTGAATGATTTGCCGCGCTTAAACTCTTCGCATAGATTGTCAGCCAATCTTGTAGCATCACCAGAACCTTTGTTATCTGGCATATATAATAAAAGCTGAAATATGCCAGGATAACGCTTGTGATCGTCACCCAGACTTGGGTTTTCTGTTTCTGCTGTTAATATATTTGCTTTAATATATTTAGTGCCTATTGTTGGTGTATAGGATTTATTAGGCCATGCAATAGGTACTACTGTGGATTGATCAAGAGACCATGTATTTAGCGCAGTTTCTAATGCTTGTCTTATGTAATCATTCATTTATATTTACTCGCTATTTCCATGACTGACAGTCTAGCCATACCAGTAGGCGCTTGTTTGGAGTGGCCTGTTTCTAATCGGTACGCATAAGGCAGATTGTTTGTTAAGTAAATTGCTGCATCACCTAGCTTGTAGCTGTTAATACTTGAACCACCGCGCCTGATTGAATCCGCACCGCTTTTATCTACGCTGTTTGATACTGCATTGCTTGCATAATTTATTGATGCGTACCAGTTAGCGCGAAAGCGACCAGTGTCTACGGGTGACTTGAGTACAACGCGACTTAATAGGTCTAAGCTAATCCTGCGTACTGCTTGCTCTGCACTCTTTTCAGTCTTGCCAATAAAGCGCGATATGTCAGCAGAAAAGCTCATACACTCACACGCAATTCATGCAATACATTAGTACCTCTAGGACTAAGCGTCTTAACCTCTACCACGCGATACGTCACACTGTTAAATGTAAATGTATCTGATACATCAGGCGTTACAGTAGTTGCTTGCATAATAACCTTGCGGTCTTTAGCCTGTACCAGTGAGCCTGCTGTGTTCGTTTCATTGGCACGATAGTTAAGCAATACCGCTTGAACTGTGTAGCTTGTTTCTGTGATCGTGTTGCTGCCTGTTGCAGGGTCATAGCTACCTTCTGCACGTTTAATCAGAGTGCCAGACGCGCCAAACTTGGTGATTAGCTTTAACGCTGTAGCGGCTGATTTGTCATAGTCAAACGTAGTCATGATCTAACCACTGTGCGAGATACGCTTGAACCGCTTAAAAATGGTGCTAGTAAGCGATCTATTGCTGTGTATCTTGGTGATTGTGGGCTGTACTTGTCATACTCGATTTGTAAAACGTCTACTTTTTCCATGACTAAGCCCTGTGTTAAGTCTGGCAATAGTTCACCTGATGCCGCTTTTAGTGCTAATTCAGCACAGGCGTTTTTAACTTCGGTTGGCACTTCATCATTTGGGTAATACGAAAAGTTATTAAGATAACCAGCGTCTGCACGTTTAACTTCATCACGAGGCCATGATAAAGCCTGTGTTTCACTATGACGATAACCTAACCAACGCAGACGATAAGTTTGCTCCATGTAGTCTGTGGCCTTGCGTAAGTTTTGCTCTTTCTTTGCCTCAGTCAATGCCGCCCACGTAGCTTCACCGCGATTGCTGAAATACAAATCAGCCTCGGCTACTGTTGCGTAGCTTTCGGTGTTGCTTGCGCCTATTTCAACAATTAAAGTCATGCGATTTCCTCTACATTTACAATCTGCAACCCTAACCTAGCCATTGCCGTGAAAGCATCATCATCTGATATATCAATATCAGGAATAGTCGCCAGCAAAGCGTCTAACTTCTCTGGAATTAAGCCTGAAGAAATGTAATGTGTAGCAGGATAATTGCCAGTTGCCGATAACGGAGTTACAAACATACCATCACCGCCAGCACCATACGAAGCCCCAACCTCTCGCGCCAACTCTACTTGATTGGCTTGCACTATAAGCGTTTTAAATATGTCCATTAGTAAGCCCCAGTCTTAGAGTTGACGTAAGTTTCAGCAGTGCTGATTTGCGTAGCTGTTGACTGTGCGCCTCTTATAATCAGGCTGTATAGTCTGCCGTTGAATGGTAAAGTAGTGCCACCACGAGAGCCTATGTATAGAGGGTAGTTGCCGTAGTTACCTGTTCCTTGGTCAGTTATACTTGATGCAGCTTGAATAGCATTTACTCTAAGAATAGCTACATCATTGTTTATTTGCCCTATTGCAGTTAAAACATTAGTTATTGGAGCAGCATATCCAGTAGCAATAGCATCAGCAGCCCCTAAAGGTGCAGTTCCTCCAGACCTAAAGAAATAATTATTGGTAGAAACAGTAGAAGGGGCTCGAATATCAAATGATTGTTTATTTAATACAGTACTCGCGGATAATTCCAAAAGCATACCGACTGCCGCATCACTAAGTTTTCTAACCCCAACCCATATAGTAACTTTATCAGTACCAGTAAAATTAACATTAGCGGTCTGCAATGCGTCATCAATGCCATCGAATAGCAGATAATACTTTCCATTAGCATCTTGCTGTAATACAGGGCGTTTTGTATCTGTGGTTTGCGTGGCGTGATTGCCACGACCTGATTTGTCTAATATCCTACCTACTGCCTGCCCAACCGCAGTAACAGGAGTAGTGCCTGCCGCATCCTGAAACATGGTAGAAAAGTCACTAGGGTCATACCATGCGCCTTGTTCACCTGCGGAGAATAGGGCGGCTACTTGCTGTGCAATGGTTTTCCCAGTTGTGCGCCTAAGTCCCAAATTTACTAACATTTAATTTATACCATTGGAGTAACGTAAATAGTGCCACCATTAGCGACTTGGATAGCGGATACTTTAGAGCCTGCATCACACTCAAAATATTCAGCCACGCCACCTGTTAGGTATAAGCCTGTATTAGCTACCGCAGCAGTGCCCGCTTTTGTGATTTCAATAAAACAGTCGGTCGTAGCAATAACCCGTACCACATTGCAGTTATTTGGCAAGGCATTAGCAATCGTGCCAGCTGTTCCTGTATAAGCAACCTTTTGGCTTAGTGCAGCCTGTGGTCTTGCTACTGTGTAATTCTTATCCATGATATTGTCCTTTGTTAAATGCCCTAACCAGCAAGGCCGATTTTGTCAGCCCTGCCAGTTATTACACTTCTAGCCTAGCAATAGAGCGGTGTGCTCTGGTTTAACGTTTGCGAAGCCCCATGCCAATGCAACTTCGTACACGACTTTACGATAGCCAGGGTACACAGATACTTCAAAGCTTAAGCCTGAGCGTGGGTCTGTGATCGTGGTTACGTCAATCGCTAAGTCGCCTTGTGCTGGGCGTTCTGGCAAGCGAGTTGCCAATACGATAGCTGAACGGTTGAAAGCCATGTTACGTGCTGATGTAGCTACAACAGTAATCAAGCGAGTTGCAGCACCTTGAGCTTTACGCAGGCCAGGTGCAGCCAGCGTGATGCTGTCGCCAGATGCAGGATTAGAACCAGCGAATGAAACAGATGCCACTACATATTGGTTTGTGTCGTTAGCGAATGTAATCACATCACCAGCAGCAACCACGCCAGTACCAGCAGTCGCCAATGGAATGACTGTTTGGCCTACTGTGAACGCAGCAGATGTTGATGTAGCAGATGCCATTGCGCCAGCGGTTTGTGTAACGATCTGGCCTGATTCACGAATGTCCATACCTGATACAGTTTGGAATACGCCTTGACGCAGAATGCTTGCATCACCGTTAGTGTTGTAGTTTCCTTGCTTGCCTAAGAAGTTAGCACCAGCAGCAGTATTAATTACTAACTGGTTATCGCTTTGTGGTGCGCCATTGTCTTTAAGCAGCTTCAGCGCATAAGAAGCATCTGAAAAGTCATTAGCCGTGCCAAATGGTGTAGTTGTTGGTGTGCCGTAAGCGCGTGAGAAAGTTGATTGCAAGCCAGCCAAGTCAGCCTCTACTTCGTTTACCAATACGCGCAACGCTTGTGCGAATTGACCGCGCAATACGCTTTGAGCACCAGCACCAGTATTAAGGCCGCGTACTTCTTCACCATCCCAGCTAAATTTAACGCCTTTAGCTTTAGAGATATTGAATGAAGCATTACCAATAACCTGATCTGCCTCATCAGGAATTGCCATTGCAGGCGTTATGCTCGCCGATGTATTCACAGGTGCAACAGGTGAATAAACCACTTGGCCTACTTTACCTCGAGCCAATTGAGCATCTAAAGTTACGGCTGGGATTAAACCAACCAATTCACGAGATACAACATCCAACTCTGCATATAGAGAAGGGATGAGGTTTGTTAATGTATTTGTAGTCATAATGTTGTCCTAATTAATCAGTTAATTGACCACCATCTTTGAAGAACGCAGCCGCTTGAGCAGGATTGCTTGTGCTTAGTGCGTTATAAGATGCGCGTGTCATTGTTTTTGTTGTTCCATTACTGCCACCACCGCTTGCACCACCACCGCTGTTATTGTCAGCAGCAACGAAGTGCTTACCAGCGTCTGAACCTGTCCATTCTTTTACGAAGTCACCAATTGGCTTATCACCAATTAGTGCAGAATATTCACCGTTCTCAGCTTTGATAGTGGCTTGCATTTTGAGCAATGCCTTTGCAGCATCCATGAGTTCAGGCTTAACACGCGCTTTAGCCAGGTTGTCAGTTAAGTTTGCATCGAGTAGATACTTGGTTAAAGCACTGTCTTTTTCAGTCAGTGATTTGCTTAACTTTTCTGTGTCGGCTTTATATGCCTTTTCAGATTTACTCAGCTTGTCGCTTAGTTCGGCTACTTGCGTTTGCAGATTTGCGTATTCTTCAGGGTCAATGTCAGCACCTTTGGCTTTGGCTTTCGCTTTGGCTAGGTCTGCCTTTAATCCTTTGGTTGATTCTGATAACGCTTCTACTGAACCGAGTAGCTCGTCTAACTTTTCTTGTGTTAAATCTTCGAGTTTCATGATGATTGCTTTCTAGGCACTGCCTATTATCTTTGAGCTACAAGCTCATTTCTGCACGTCACAGACGTAAAAAAGCCCCACTAAGTACGACTTAATGAGGCTCGGTAAAGCAAAAAGCCCCTATTGCTAGAGGCTTTGTATTAGTTATTTATGCAAAATATTTAATATTATGAATTTTTATATAATGTTTATTTTTTTCATGCAAATATTTATAAGATTTTTCTTTATTTATAGAAAAATGTTTAAAAAATTTATCGTGTGGGAATAACTCTAGCTCAATAATAAATCCTTTGTTTTTTAATCTAACAAAAGAATCTAACACTTGATTTTCGTTCAGTATTGATCTTCCGTTACAGCGCCTAATGAGATTTACCCATCCAATTGCAAGTATTGGTGATATTTTTTCAATCCCAAACTCACTATTAGCCCTTGCTATAACCCAAAGAACATCATTCTCTATAGACATACTATTTTATTAACTCCTGTAGTTAATCCTGATTAGGTACTACGGAAACAAGTTCAGGTCACTTGCTTTCAGCCGCTAAGCCTATCCGTAGCGAATATATTCTACTCCATTATTACTATTCGTTTATCCCAATCGCAAAACTTGCATATATTCTGCGTTAGATTGCCAGTGACTAGCTCAATATATGATCTACCACCACATACAGGGCATTGTAAATTGTCTTTTGTTTTCGTCTTACGCAATGCTGCCCGTGTACGCTCTTTAAGCGTATCAGGTGCTTTAGTGCCTTGAATGAGTTTAAGTTTCACTCTATAACTATAACCCTGCTTTTGTGAATGCGCTACTATCTCGTGCGCGTAATTCCTCGATAGTGTATTCGTGCCCTTGCTTAGATATAAACTTCGGCAAATCTAAGCCGCCATCTCTAAACAGTTTTGCTTTGGTCACGCCTAAAATATCATCTTGACGCGCTACACTTTGTTTTTTAAGCCATTCGTTATAGCTCATGCTTGCAGGTATCTGACCATCTAACGAGGCTCTCGTGCTTTCGTCTGCCTCGTCTGCCGCAATCCCTAATTCGCGCCATGTTTTTAGCACTGGCACGTAAAGACTACGGCAATTAATATGCGCTGGGATAGCTGGCTTCGGTTTACCTATGCCGTAAACGTTACCATCACGGCTACTGCACAATAATGTTGTGCGTGCGTCAATAGTCGAGGTATATCTTACCCCTTTAACAATATCGTCATTATCATTGTACAAAGCTTCACGCGCATAATTGCTGGTATGGTTTATTGCTGTTCTAACAATCGCCTGTGCATCGCGTCTGCTAATATCAAGTAAGCCATCGGTATAATTTAATGCTTTCGTGCCCCTGATGCGCTTAACCATATCATTAATGGTCTGACCCTCTACATATCCGATACGGATAGCATCTCTAATCTTAATGGCGCGTGTCTGCTCTAGTCCACTCATCCAATCCGCAAGTAATTTTCCTTGGAATGGTCGGCTCAAAACGGCAGCGTACACTTGACCAGCTTGCACCGATGCGAATTGAACATTAGCAGGCAATACGCCTTTTATAATCGCTTCCTGAAAGTCTAGCTCATACGCTACAAGCTTGCTAAGCTCGCTATTTAATTCAGTTGATATACTTGCATACACTTCACTGTTTAAGCTGCGTACAGACGCTAATACAGCTTGCAAACGTGTCACATTAAATTGACTAGGCGGTAACTTTTCTAATGCAATGGTGATCTGCGCCATCAAATCAACATCAACTCGATTCAATAGCCTTAATATGCGTCTGACTACGTTGTTGCTATAACCCTGCAAATCAATTTGATGCGCTATTTGCTCGTTAAGTAAAACTTCATTAGCAGTTGTCATTCACTTAACACTGGCTCTCTGGTTTCCAGCCTGTCCTGTTCTTCTTCTTCCTGCACTTCTTCGCGGATTACTTCACCCTCTTTAAGCTTGAAGAAATAAGTATTGTATGAGATTGCACCTGTCAGATAAGCGTTAGTCAGCTCTCTAAACATATTGGCATCCATCTCTTTAGGCATGAAGTCAGTATTAAGCGTTATAGATACCTCTTCGCTTGCCCTTGCCCACATTGCCAACCATTGGAGTGTACGTGTCAATGCGCTACTTGCTGAATGTGCCAATGATGCTAATACAGCGTTCTCAGCACTACGATGGATAGCAGCAGCCTCGCCTGATTCTACTGCTCTCTTTTCAGGGGATAGCATCCGTGAACCAAGCGCACTCATTAGTTCGACTTCGGTGTTAATGGCCTCTTTCAGCGCTGATAAACCTTGACCTTGAAATTCTAAGTATTCAGCGTGCCCATCAGGATTAGCAAATGTTAATGCCTCTGTACTGCCTAAGTTAATCTTATCATCATCTTCCAAATGCACACCAAAGAATACAGGTGTCGGTAGTCCAGTAAACAAAAGTCCATGCTTGTAATCTGCCATCAAACGATAATGGCTTAAATTCATGTTGACCAAGTCAAGCAGCAATGGCTTTTTAACATCACTATCAAGACCATTCACGCTATCAAATACAAAAGGTATCTCACGGATAGGCGCGTTATTCATTAGCGGATATATCTCGCTAGTCAGCACCCATTCTTTATTACCAGCCTGTTCATAGACCCTTACGCGATAACGACCCTCTGCCAAATCCAGTACACGTATCAGGTCTTTTACTTCGTACTCAAACTCACCTGTCTGGACTTCTTTGCACTCTTTCAGCTTGACCATGGATAGCATCTGTTTATTGTTGATGCGCTCAAATCGCCAGTCTAAGATTGATTCAGTCTTGTAGATCGTGGCGTATGGCCTAAGTCCTAAAATCTGTGCTTCGGCAACTGTTAGACCAATGGTCTGTGTGCTAGGGTAATCAATCAGAATACCTACACGACTGACGCGCCCTAGTTCATCTACCAACTGCTCGGCAAATGCCATAATGTCACTGCCAGCCATATCAATATCATTCACGATAGGCTGTAATGCTGTTGGATAGACTAGCTCTGGCTTCTTACGGAATATAAGCCCTGTCATACCATCTAGCGTGCGACCACACGCATTAAAGTATGTAGCGCGTAGCTTATAGGCTTTGTATAGCGTAGCATCCCACTGTGCAGGGTTCGGCAGATAGGTTGTATCGCCTTCATGTACCCATTCCTGCCCATCAATAGCATCACGGCATTTCTTCCATATAGGCAGCCATTTATCATATTGTGGGTTCGTGGTATCTAGCATCTTTTATCCAATAGTTTTTATCCGTTGCATTGCTTGTTGTATAGGGTATTCATAATCAATAAAGTATCTAATCGCTGTACCAATGTGCTGATAATCGCTGTCAGCTTCTAAGAATGTAGAGCCTTCTTTTAATTGCCCTGTAGATAGCGATTTGTGCGTGTATGGCGCGTTCTTAATGTTGACGAATAGAGATACATCACCGTAAGCGTTTTTAATCTTTGCGCGTACTGCGTTCTGACCATCTTTGATTGATCGTGTACTAGGCTTAACTTTGCGTATCGGTGTCCAGTTATTCTTTTTCAGATAACTCTCAATGCTGGTGTAATCTGATTCGTGTCCGTGTTTCTCGCCAGCCTTGCCAGCAGGGTCACCATAAATTACCACCGTTCTGTTTTGATGGTCTTTGTATCTATCCACAAATTCCATTGCAGACTGTAACGCTACAGCACTGGTTAAGATAATCTCTTCAAGCAGATAAACGTCTTTATCACGGATAACGCCTATGCCGCTAGATAGCGGGGTAAAGTTGAAATCGTGATACCAGCAAAGACGCTCATGCGGCTGTATGGTTGTGTCGGTGTAATTATCTTTACTGTAATCGTCATATATGCGCCCACTTGCTGTTTCAAAGCTTGCTTCAAACTCCTGCTTGTACTGCTTAACGCTCATTACGCGCTTTGCAGCTTCGATTACATCAGCAGGTAATATCTCGCTAGACTTCCAATGAAACAATGCCCAATCAGGATCGCCGCTATTCTCGGCATATTCTGCCATCTCGTAATAATGGTTTAATCCATCAGGCACACCAAGCAACCAGCACCATGCACGATAATCAGGGCGTTCAGGATTAACTGTGTTTAATGCAGGTAGTATATTCTCAGCCCATGCGTTAGGCTTAATGTCTGCTATTTCATCTATACCGCCACCTGTCCACGGTATGCCCTCAATGCGTTCAGGCTTATCTAATCCGATCAGGTGTATCTCGCTGCCATTAGGCATATAGATAATTAAGTCTGTTTCGCTCGGTTGCTTATGATGCGTAGCTGATAACGTGAGCTTTTTCATATCAGCCCAATATATCTTTTTAACCTGCCCATAAGTAGGCGCGGCTATAAAGTACATTTCGTTCTCATTCTTCATGGCTTGCTTTGCCACGAATCGCTTAAAGCGTTCAGTCTTTCCGCTACGTCTGCCAGCAGGCACTACAGGAAAGCGTATGCCGTTCTCTACTGCTTTGACTAAGGCTAACTGTACTGGATGATCTATAAGCGGATACCAGCGTTTATGCTGTGATTCCAGTAATGCTTTAATGCGTGACATTAATCAGGCAACTTATCTGCCATTGCTTTCAATGCTTCGGCTACCGTTGTGTTATCGCTTATAACCTCTGTCTTATCGCGCCATTTCTCAGGCTGTCTATTCTTAAGCCAGAATATGCAAGCTGTTGTGTCAGGGGGATAATGTTTGTCGTTCTTCTCATAACCAAGTGCTTTGTTATAAAGCGCATTTGCTACCCTGGCATCCGCCAAAGGCTTACCTTCTTTTAGGGAGTCAAGAAACTCTGGATATTTTTGTTTCCATGTGTTCAATGTTTGCTTACTCACATCAAACACTCTTGCCATCTCGTCATCAGTTAAGCCAAGTATTGATAGCTCTTTGGCTTGCCTTGCATAATCATCTTTGTAGCTTGATGGTCTGCCGCCTTTTGACGGCTCTTTATTTGCCGTCATAATTGAGCCTTACTTATCTTCGTTGTTAAACCCATCTATTGGGTCTTTTAGCAGTTCGTTAGCTGGTTGATCTAGCTTTACGCTAAAGTCAATATTTGCGTAGTTGTCAGCGTATGTAGTGCTGCGTTTAGTTGCGATTCTGTCACCAGTGATTTCATTGGTTGCTGTGTTGTCTGTCATACGCGCATTCCCATTGCTAACATTTCTATTCTTGCAATACAATCACCGCGCATTAATCCTGTACGCACCATTAATCTTTCAAGCAATAGATTCTTTTTATTCTCATCAGTGCTTAACCAAAACGAAGTTGCCATGTGCTGTAGTTCTTGCATTGAATATTTCATAGTTACCTCAGAATATATTGAGCTTTACGCCATGCAAGTAGCTCAGACTCGCTCTAGAAGCTTACGAATTGATCGGACTCGTGCTATGGCTATCAGCGTTTTACAACTGCGTACAGTCAGGCTGAATAGATAGACACAGCGTACAAGTCGCAGAGGCTGTGTGCGTTTTAAGTAGCTCTCACTTTCCTATGTGGTATCAGTTAAGAGGTGAAAGCTGTTAATTGAACGGTTTTTTATGTGATCCGAAAACACAATGCCTCTCTGGGCATATAACCTCTAACGAGGATTCGATAGACGAAAAAAAAGCCCACATCGTGAGATATGAGCTTAAACAGAATTTTTTACCATTTCCTAGGCGCAACTCCGCCCCACTTGCTAAATTACTCGTATATCTTGCGATTGTCAACACATTATAATCAATATATTGTGGTTTTCTGTTAATTATTGTAAACCACGCTTATTAACCAGTTTCAATATGCTATCTATCGCTTCTTCGTAATCAAGATCATTAGTTGGATAGTGATGCGCTACCTTGAGCCAGATGTGATTAATGGCTGTACGCTGTGGCTGGCTGATGCTGTCAATGATGCTGTCCATAGCTTGAGCGCATTGTGTATCGACTTCATCGCACATGATGTCAAACTCATCGTCACCGCTTGCGCCACCTGTAGCTATACATAGGCTCTTAGATGGATAACCTAATTTTGATGAAGGCTGTCTCATAAAGTCAGCCCAATTACCGAGTAACCAATCCAAACGTTCTAAAGTCATTATTTAACCTTCCCATATTTGTTATCGCAGTAATTGATAACCTTTTGCTTAAAGTCGTTATCCGTAATGTCGTATATATCAACTAAACCTTTGCGCCTTGTAACATTCCATACCTTTGCGGCCTTCCTAAGCAATTCTTCCTCGTTTGCTGGTGTTTCGTGTCTGCATTCGTAAGATTGAGCTTTAAGCATTGGCTATCCTTTTACACTTATTTCACGAATGATTCTGGTTACATCGTCAATGGTATAAACAATCTCTATCCATCCTTGCCAGTCATCATGGAATTGCGCCTCGTCAGTGGTTAATAAACGCTTGCTAGGTGGCTTAGAACCGTCTTTAATCTCTATTGCTACGTTATGCCCTTGATAGCCGATTAGAATGTCTGGTGCGCCCTTTCCTAGTTGTGCTGTGTCCAGTACACTTGCACCAGAATCACGAAACTCTTTTACGATTTGTGTGTGGTTTGCATCTTTACGCGCCCTTACTCGCATTTGCACTCTCTTTCATAGTCTGTTGACCAAACCAACATTGCTAAATAACGATGCTGACGTTCTGCCATGAAGTGTTGCCACCTAATCCACTTCTTAACGTGATCGTTATGTTTCATGGCTTAATCCATTCAAACTTAAATCCAAATATGCGAGTGACTTTAATCAATCCATTGCGCTCACTAAATAAAGGTGGCTGATTTGAAATGTATAAGCCATAGCCAAACACAGTTAAAAATATATGCTTAGTTTTCATCACCACACCATCCCTGCTGATGTACCTGGATATGCTCTTGGTGATTTTCTTACGTCATAGCGGATAGATTCGTTCACTTTTTCTTTGTTAGCATTAATGTCATATACCGTTATAAATTCGCTAGGTAGTGGTTTAAACTCGCAATGAGAGACTAAACCGAGTAATTGATATAACGGCTCAAGTGCTTCATTTTTAACGTGCTGTACCGTTCCTGCTCCATCTGCACTATTGCGGCTATATCTTGGTGCTTTTGGCTTAACACCTTGCCAATACTTTGCAGATTCATGTGTCATCTTTTCAAATGTCGCCATGTTCAGAGTATCAATGATCGTTGTGTAATGCTTAGTGGGTCTTCCTAATTCAGCAACTTTGAATGATGTTTCTTTCAAGTATCCGAACTCATGCAATATGCGCGTGTCAAGTAATGTTGATTTTTTGCCGATATACACTAAATCAGCGATGTTGTCGCAACTGATTACCTTACCTTTACATACCTCTAAAATGCGTAGGTATCTGTCATATTTAGATTGCTGTTTTGTTGTCATAGCGTAATTAATCCTTTTTGTTCAAGTCTTATTAATGTTTCAATCACGCCCTCAAGGTGCGCTAGTTTTAAATATTCTTTGTCAAAATTGTTCTTAACCCTTCCATCAAGGTAATCATGGCAAGCACAACACGCATAAGCACCTAGCTTGGTTTTAATTCCTACGCCATGACCGAAGCGAATACCGTTTATGTGTGCAAAAACTGTGGTGCTGTTGTCATAAGTACAAACACCAGGCAAACGGATTGTGCAGCTTTCACCGTTCGCGCTTTTTGTTATTGGTGTCTGTTTCATGATTAGCCTACGAGCCTGTGAATGGTTGAATTGCCTTCTCTTACCAGCGTTCCGGTTGGTGTCTTAGTGATTTGCTTGCCATCTATGAAAAACGTAGATTGACCGCCACCGTTAGCGCGTACAAAGTCAACCTCGACCTTTGCTAGATTGATAACTACCTGTGATATTTCACCTACTGCTTTGGCTTTTTCAATGTCCATGCTTCCGTCTTTTAATCCGATTAATGCGGCCTCTAAATGCTCTCTAAGCTGTTGGCTGTTCATGATTATTCCTTTTGTTAAGTTGACGATTTAATGCGCCACGTAGTTGAATGAGTTCTGCTAGTTCTTTCGGATAACTGTGTAAACTATTGCGCTTCATGTTCTGTACTTTTGTCATTAGGGCTAGATTGGTTACTTCTAAATTTTTACTGTTTCCATCTAAGAAAATGCATATCTGTCCGGCTGGTATTTCACCGTTGCAACGCTCCCAAATAACACGATGCAATAGCTTGAATTTCTGCATACCCTCTGCTACTTTTATTTCGTAATAGCCATCTTTGGTTAAGCGGATATAACCGACTGGCCTGTGGTTTGTCGGCTTAGTCCCTTTCTTAAATCTTGTTGCCTCTGTGCCGGCCGCGGACCAACCCTTTAAGCCTTTATTGAATGGCACGTTGCCTGACTTAAATCTGTACTCTTTGCCGTTCTCGTCACCTCTGCGAAGTCTGCAAGCGGCTGGACTGGTTAGGTATGCTTCGCTCTTTTCTAAACCTAAGCTGTGTACTTTGTTGTAAATTGATGATTCCTTGCGGCCTGTTAATGCTTTTATTGTTTCCATGGTGTTATCAGGATAGAAAGCGCGGAGCATTTCTAGCTGTACCGTGGTCCAGAGTCTGCCGTTCATCGTGCCGCCCCATCCATTGCCCTATTGTTTGCAGAATTGGTGCGCCATATCTCTACCCTTGCCTGTGCTGCTACAAGTTGCCAGCGTAGTGATTCCTCTATTTCAATGGCTGTTTTGTAAGCATCTAGTAGTTCGATATAGTCGCTATGTGCGTATGCACTTGATTCTTTGTCCAGTGCTGTTTTCTCATTGCTTGCCATGACTAGAATTGCTTTTTTACTTTTGCGGAATTGTTCGAGATAAGCGCGTTCTGCTTTAGCCTTTGCGTACTTAGGCGCATTTTTATATATAAACTCGATTGCCTCGTTTGGGTTAATGTCGCTCATTTCTTTAACCAATCCATAAATTTGAAATTGAATAAATCCTGTAACCAGCACCATTGACTGACTAATCCAGCATCAGCAACCCATAGCGGTACAGTGTTATGAATAATGTCTATTTCTAAGCCATCGTTGCGCCATGCTTCGATGTGTTCTGGATTAGCGTAGAAATTGAATGACCATGTTTTATGGTTGCCTTTTACTGTAATGCTTAGTAGTTTTTGGCTCATGCAAATAGCCTTTCCTGTGCATTAGCCTGCTTAATGCGTTTGATGCTTGCCTCGTAATAGTCTTTATCTAGCTCACAAGCTGTAAGCTCAAAGCCTAAGTTGTTGCAAGCGATAGCGTGTGAACCTGAGCCAAGATGGGTATCTAGAATTTTGTCACCAGTTTTAGCGTAGTTGGTTAATAACCATTCGTAGAGTTTTACGGGCTTTTGTGTGGGGTGAATGCGTGATTCTTTGTTTTTCATATCGCCCTGCAGCATTCCGTTCCATGTGTACTTGAACAATCTGGCTGCAGTCTTAAATGATGTAAAAGCTAACTCACAATCGGCAAAGTTTCCTGTGTTGTCCTTATCCCAAACAATCCAGCATGGAGAGCCTTTATTAATCTTTTCCATGAAGTGATTAGCACCCCAAACAACTTGATTTTTACTAACACGCTGCAGCTCTAAAAAATAATCACAATCAGGTGAATATGCATCCCAATCTTTAGCACCATAGTCGGTTGCTTTCGCCAACTTGTTTCCACCAACATTTCCAGACTTTGAAACATTTATTCCATAAGGTGGGTCAACAATCGCCAAGTCATAAAACTTATCAGGCGTAGCTTTCAGCAATTCCATACAGTCCATGTTGTGTATTGTTGCTTTACCTATTGTTATGCTCATTTATTCAGTTCCTCATACTTAGCTTTAGCTTCATCGGATGTTTCATAAAATCCCCTGCTTACGTTGCCTTGCCAGAGAGCGTATTTCGCACCGTTAGCTAGTTTCATTTTGCTTATGCTCCAGTCGCCATTGCGTAGGTGATATTTGTCGATAGGCTTCCACATTAGTTATTCACCTTCACGTATCTGCTATGCAGTGCAACCAACTTGCTACCTAGTGAATAGCTAAGATCTGTTTTAACGCCATATCGCGCTACTTTTTGCAATGCGCTAGGATTTGCACCTATTTCAAATGCAATCCTGCGTAGTGGCTTGTAATGCCTGCGTAGCTGTAACAAAATCATCTGCCAGTCCATCATTCAGCTTTCAATGCTTCTTTAGCGAGTTTTAGTGAAATGTCAGGATAGCTGCCAGGCGCACCGATAATCTTTCGCGCCCAATCCTTTAAATCGCGTTTAGGTGTTAAGCGTTCAGCTACAAAATCAACCACTTCTTTAGCATATTGCTTGCCAGCCTCTTTAGCTGTCTTACGTGCAATCGCGGTGTAAATAGGCGTTACTGGCTTGCATAGGTTTAAAATATCGCTAGGCGCTGGTGCTTTGCTACTTGAATCGACCCATTTATCAAGAGCTGCCTCAACAACTGAATACTCAAACTTTGATAGCTTGTGCCACCAAACAACAACCGCCTCTTTCGTCAAAGGTGGGTGATTCGTAAGCTCCATTGCAACGTTTATCATTGTCCAGAATGCTTTTTTGTTTGAATCATCCATTGATCGCCACCACTTTCTTTTCACCAGAGTTAAGCCAGTCATCAAATTGGCTGTCAGTGATCACATCACTTTTGTTTTTGAATTTGCTTTTAGCTGCCGCAGAAGTTGGTGCTTGATACCAATCTGCATTGAATGAAATCCAGTTACGCTCTACGCAAACAATGATTGCTTGCTCTACCGTGATATTTGCTTTTTGTGCCTCACGATAAACAGCGTCATAAACCACCTTTGAAATCTTTGCACCACGTTTGGCTTTACGAACTGAAAGCCATTGCTGATAAATTTCAGGATTGATGTCAGCAAAAAATTCATTTTTTTGCGTTATATGTTTTTTATGTTCTGTATCTGTATCTGTATCTGTATCTATAGCGTTACTTTTCTGTTTCTGTAACGTTACATCTGCGTTACTTAATTGTTTCTTACGCTCACGGTAAGCAGCTACGCGGTTCTTAGAGGTGTCAGATGTAAACTGTCTTTTGTCCCAATTGAGTATTTCGTTATCTGAATCAATGAATCCCTTTGATACAAACAAGGCTTTACTTGTCATCCATTCATCGTTACTAATGCGTAACAAAAATGTTACTTCTTCATCATGTAACGTTACATGTCCGTTACAACGTAAGCAGAAAAGCATAGTCAATCTGCGCTGATCTGTTTCACTTAACATTTGTACTTTAGGGTCTGTTGCAAACTCCCCATACATGCGAAACCATGGATTAGCCATCATCTACCCCAAGGCTGAACTGGCTTAGTGCAGGCATCAATAACTGACCAGCCTTTAAGTAGTCGAGCATTAATAGTTGTTAATTTTATTTTGTAAATTTCAGAAAGCTCTTTCGCTGTGCGCTTTTCCCCATCTATTTCATAAAGCGCACCCTTGCATGAAAAGGTGTTTTTTCTCTGGTAAACTTTATCCATTAACCTAGCTTCTTTAGAGTTTTCTTCATGAAGCTTTATTTCAACGTTATCTATTTCATAAGCGCCGATATCGCATATTCTGCTCATGTGATATTTGCCACGGCCAAAACCACGATCACTTAAATGCCCTGATTTTTCCCAAATAGATAGCCACTCAGGGAAGGTTAAATTAAAAGGAATTTTTCTTCTTTTGGCGCTATTCTTTTGACTTACAAAAGCTCTGGCTAATGTTCCGTATGCTCCTGTATTCCCATATTTATTTCTAAACTCTAAAGAGCATCCAAAATAGTCATTGCATCTTTGTTCAAGACGACTTACTTTTTTTTCAGAATGAATTTCTCTAAACAACTTTTTTAAAGTTGCTCCGCCAATAGAGTCATCATTCTTTAATGGCGTTATGAGCTGCCTTACTCTTTCGCGTGTAATCCCATAGATATCACCAATTTCTTGAAGCGTTTTAGCTTCAAATGAATAAAGCCTATGCATTTCTTTTGAACGTTCAATATTAGTAATCATGCGACCGCCCTCAGTCCAACATTACTAAGTTTATCTGCAAGCTGGGTCATAGCTTTTTGCGCTTGGATAAACTCACGCATTAGCTGTGCTTTTTCATCTTCCGGCTCGATTGGGGTAGGAACTGAATAGTTAAGAGAGTTACAGATAAAATTGATGCCAACATGAGAACCGGCATCTTTAGCAAGCTTGAGGATTAATAGAGTTTGATTAGGGCAAAGCTTCTCGCTACGCTCTGTGTTTAGGCAAGCTAACAAAAGCCTTTGAGCATCATTTAACGGCTTCTCAGGCCAGAGTATAGATGCAACCGTTTTAGAGCCTCCTGCGGCCTTTACACATTCAATTAACGCATCATTTAAAGATTCTATTTCCATCGTTTCCACCCTCTTACAAATAGTTTGTAATCGTTTGTATAGCCATATTTAGGCCAAAAAAATATAGTTGCTACCGTGCTTTAGTTTTCAAAAGAGTGGATAGTTTTTCAACGATGCTAGTGCGCGGGTCTGTTTTGTTTGAAGCAATTCGCTCAATAGTTTTTCGTGAAATTCCAGCTTTAATAGCTAAAGCAGTCCACTCGCTTTTGCGAGCGTTAAGCTCTTTGATTAGGTCGTTTATTTTTAACATGATTTAGTTTAAGACATTTCTGTCTTATTTGCAAGACCCAAATGTCTTATTTTTTGATGAATAATGCAAAAATGGATATAAAACAAATAATTTGTAGTAATCTAAAGGCGTTGAGAGAGTCAACCACACTGAATCAAACTAAGTTTGCTGATAGGTGTGGATTGCAACAGAGAGCCTATGGCCGAATTGAAAACGGCGAATCAATGGCGCATCTTGAAATGCTAGAGCAGGTTGCTAGAAAAAATGAGCTAGAGGTGTGGCAACTATTGGTGCCAGGATTTAATCCTGCCAATTTGCCATTATTGAAATTAGCAAATGAAGCTGAACAAAAATTCTATGAAAACATTGGTAAGGTAAATAATAAAATTAAGCCAGATGTTCAAAAGAAAAAATTATCTGTTAAAAGTTTAACTAAAAAAGAAACGGAAAAACAATGAGAATAGCCCTATTAATATCATTACTTACCCTATCAGGCTGCATAAGCCTTGATGAGCTGGCAGAACGTGAAGGCGCAAAGGCTAACGCTCCACGCTGGAAAATTGACGCTGTGAAGCATGGTTGTAGTTCTGGCGAACATGATGGCGGTAATATCTACGCTAAATGGCGCAAGGACTATGAGCAATATAAATCTAATCCTGACTATGCAATGGTTTATGAAGATTCTTACAGATCATGCCGAGCACGATATGAGGCAGCTATAAGACGATAATTTATAATTAGTACACACCAAGCTGCCATTCGGCGGCTTTTTTTTCGCCACTACCCCCATCTTTTTAATTATTTAATTTATTTCTTATTTTTAGACATTTATGTCTTGACAGTAAGACAATAATGTCTTTATACTTGCTACATCAACTCACCAAACGAGTTAAACAGATGGAGTTAATCATGAACAAGACAGAAAGATTGCTTAAGTCATTTAAAAGCGTCGAGCTGCTACCAGAACATAGAAATTATGGAGACCAAACATATTCATTACGTGATTATGGAATTTCTGGAAAGTTGGCAACAACGCTAATTAGATATGGCGAAACTGAAAGTCTTGTTTGTACATTTGAAAATGAGCGCGGAATTTCTAGCAATACATACAGTTGGAAACCTGAGTTTATAGAGGCTGCTGTAAAGAAACACATTGAATTGTTTGGTGAAGTTGGGAAGTCAGACTTAACGCCAAAATTACTAAATTTAGTATCAGCGAAAGGCGATTAATCATGAACACAGTCGGAATATTTGGAAGCAGCTTAGAAGACCAATACAGAGCGCGTGAATTAGATCGTTATCTTGATGCAAACACAGGCTGGACTGCTGACGATATTGCACACGCTAAATCAGAACTAGCTGATTGCATTATGGATGGTGGCGAGGCTTGGGATGAGAACTTAACCAGCTACCGCTTAGATATGCTGACTGACATTGAAAGCATCTTGTACAGCAGAATCAGCCGCGCAGAAAAGATGGCAAATATTACTGACGTTATGGAGCGCAACATCAATCTTTACTGTAGTGATGTTGTAGACCATGACCCAGATAAATACTGCACACGTTTCTGTGACCGTTCCCAATTCGAGAATGAGGAATAAATCATGATGTACCACATTAAAGAATTTTTAAAGACATTCGTTTACGTGGGTGCTGTTTCGATCATCTTGCTTTCAATAATGGCATGGCTAGACGAAAAGAAAACAGGATGGTGCGTGGTCAACATGGGTAATAGCACAGCAACGATGCCATGTGCTGAACTTAACGAGAAAGTGTATGAGGTGACGCTGTGATTTTAAGCACTCGCATCAATAAAAGGCATCTTAAGCCAGTTAAAAGTCATTTTAATGAGCTTCGCATAACTGATTATAAAAACCTAAGCATTGAAGAACCAATGAGCCTAGAAGCAAAAATAGTACACGGTGCTGCATTTGTTGTTGTATGGCTGGCTGTAGTGCTGGGATTATTGCTATGAGCGAGTTTATGTATGGCTTCATATTCGGCATATTTATTTTATTACTGACTGTTTACCTGTTTGTACTTTGCAATATGTACTGCGATTACAGGAATTTAGGCATGAC